GATAACCTTCATTGATAATTTCCCGCATTCCGGGAGCCAACACCAGGGCATCCATGAGTCCATCAGCGTGACGCCCTAGCCCTTTACCATCGGCGCGCCGTGGCGTGGCTGTAGGAAAGAGCCCGCGAGCGTGGGGGAACATCTTCGCAGCTCGCCCCCATTTGTTCGCTGCTAAAACATGATGTCCCTCATCCTGAACTTGCAAACGAACTTGGTGAAACCAGGGCTCATTGTCCATTTTGATGATTGTGTCAACGCCCCCAACTCCAGCTTTTGCCGTTGGGTCAATAAAACTGTACCCAAGTTCCATCACTTGCAGAGCCGTAATCACGCGAACTAGAGATTTGTTGGAGCCTATAATTCGATGCCGAACGCCGTTCCGTGCAAGGGCTATTGCAATTTGACTCACCAGCTCTTGCCTATGAGCGATTGCAATTGAGGCTCCCGGTTCGTCATACATAATTTTCGAGAGTACAACCGTCTTTCCGCTCCCCGTGGCGGCCACTGGCATTACATTTTGAGCGCCGGCGTGCCACGCGCTATAAATGTCGTACTCTAGTTTTGGCTGGAATCCTCTAAGTGGAACTGGGGGCATTTCGTTTCATCTCCAGATACTTTCCGTATGCTTCGCTTTTTGGTTGAGTAAGCCCAAGCCCTTTACACCAATAATCGTTTCTCAAGAGGACTTTGCACATCCGTCGCCAACTAGGTGCCCAATGAGCGTCCTCCAGTTCTTTCGGAGCTTCATCGGGGATTGTTTTATATCCGCGTGCCCGCCAACCTCGAATAAAAGATTGGAATCGTTTGATGTAATGCTCGCGGGTTTTCTTCGGAAGAGACTGGAGTAGCAGGTTACAAAATGACTTCCAGGTATGAGCGCCGGGCTTAGTGATTTTGTTATATCCCATCACATTGCCGTTCTGTTCAACGTAGAGGGCACCGAAGTTTGCGCCGTTCACGCGCGCAATAAGTTTGTACCAAGTCTGAGGTTCAAGAATGTGATAAAGCCAAAGCCCTTTTCGTTGATCATCTCCGTAAGGCTGGCAGAGTCGCTGTTGACTCAGTTTCACTCCCGCTCGATACATTTGATCGTAAATAGAGTTATGAGGGAGATGGGGATATCGAGCAACGAATCGCCAGTCATCTTCGGTTTTCCAGTCATAAATGGGATAAACATTGTAAAGCTGCTCATCGATTCGGGTTGTCCATCGCCGGCCTTCAAACGTTTCTTTGTCAAAAACTGCGATAGTACGAAATCGATTGAGACTCTCGTCGGCGCGTATACCAATGAAACCTGCGGTACGTTGACCCTGAGCATACCAAAGCCCCCACAAAACGATGATTTCTTCGAACTCCATTCCCTTGATAAACCAGGGATAATCGGATTCAGTTTTCGCGCCGCTCGGCATAGAGCGAACCCAAATATCTTTCTTTTCAACGTCCCATGGAATCCATCTGGGCTCGAAATTTGTCACGGCGTTGCGGAGTAAAATAGGAAGGCACGCCCAATGGAGGTCGATGTGATCTTTGTAAAGCGCGACTACTTTTTCGATGTGATCGATGGTAGCAGTGTATTGAGCTTCGAGATCGATGATGAGGATTCCGACAATCCGATTCCTTCGGATGGCCTCTTCCATAACCAAATGCAGAGTGACAGTCGAATCCTTACCCCCGCTGAACGAAACGTAAACCTTCTCAAAATGATCGAAGATGAATGATATTCGGTCGCGGCTGGCTGAGAGCACGTCAATTTGTTTGTAACTCTTCAAATTTGGCATTAGTAAAGGTTAGCCTCCGTCTTCGATTGAGCTTCATCCATTTTGAGCATCTGTCTTCCGTTCATCAATAACCACGCATTAAGCGCATTGAGGGCGGCTTGGTTGGCTAATAGTTGCTCTGGTTCTGTGAGTAAATTGAAACTTCCACGAAAAATCGATCCAATTCCTTGCTCGATACATAAGGATGCTTGGCCAAGCCATGCAATTCGATTCATTCTTTCGTTCGTCAAATAATGTTCGCAACTTCTTTTCCATTCGGAGATCACTCGCGTCAGAGCACGTTGAAATCTGGGAATATCTCGCAGCATTTCACAATAGATACGTTCACAATCGTCTTTGCTCAGTCCGTCGGGGAGATTCATTTTGTAGAAGCCAGCCGGATAGCATTCCCACTGTTCCCAGGTATGCAGGATGCGACCATCCTCAATTTCTATTGGTTCACTATTCTCTTGAATCGGCACAAAATCATCTTTCAAATCTTCTACATCCCACGATGCTGAAAATTCCTGATCGGCGAATAATTCAGCTAGTCCTGTGATCTGGCAAAGACGTAACACTTCGTCCGGTTCCATACCGAGATTCTTGGAAATTTTTTCATCACTCCAATTTCGGCGTTTAAGCTCAATTACAATGTCGCTCATGGAATCGACTTTATGTTTACCCCTGGCTCGATTGTGACGGATTGTGGCCGCCATCCGATCTGCTTTGTCATATCGATCTTTATTAATTGACACGATAGGCAGGTATCCACGAATACGCTCGCGAACCTCCGGTAATTCTCGCCCCACTCTATGACGGTGAAATCCATCAACAACCTCATGGGAACCTTGTTTGTCCGGCATTGTGACAATTGGCTGCGTATAACCGTCGGCTTGAATTGAAACCTTAAGCAATTCCATTTCAGGGGGAGCAACTTCATTTGGGTTGTAATCGTTGGCGTAAATTTTATCAATCGGAACCCACTTAACGAAATCAACAGGTTCGTCTCGAAACGGACTAATTTCGTGTAAAGTTTCGCGAATTCGATTAATCGATTCGACCAAATCGTCTTTATCGAGCATTTGAATCAAACCTAAAATGGTTTCAAGAATCACGAAAAATCTCCTATTGACACAAGCGTCAATATACTTTATCGTTGCATTCGCGTCAATCCAAAATGAAATCGGAGGGTTTTACGTGATTACGATTCAAATTGATCCAACCATCCATTCCAAGCAAGTGAAGGAACTCGCCGGCGCACTGGTGTTGGCGTTGTTGGGAGAGCTTGAGGAAGATGACCAGCCCATTCCAGTTGAAGTTCTAAAGCAAGTTGAACTGAGTCCGGAGGCTGCTTTTCTTCCAAACGTACCAAATCCCCCGCCCATTTCTACCGTTGGGCCTCATTTGGTGATACCAAACCCTCCACCGCCGGCGATTGTTGCCCCTGTTGCGGCTCCGCCGGCGATTGTTGCCCCTGTTGCGGCTCAGCCGGCTATGACGGCATCTCTAGGAACTACGGTTGCGAGCCCTTCGGGAGCACCCCCGGCCGCCCCCGCAACCATACAACTTGACTCCAAAGGCCTTCCGTGGGATTCCCGCATTCACGCCAGTTCCAAAGGTCAGAATGGGGACGGCACATGGCGCGGAAAGCGCGGCGTTGATGACGCGCTCATTGCCGGTGTTGAAGCTGAACTCCGTAAGCTCATGGCGATTCCCGCGCCTCCATCTCCCATGCCGGCGCTAACACCAGGCGCAATGATTCCGCCTCCACCGCCGGTCGCTCCAGCTCCGGCCGCGCCAACCGCTGACGCACAAGCCGAATACGTTGCTCTGGTGATGCAAGTTGCGGCGCTAATAGGACAGAACAAAATCAACAATGATCAATTGCAACGTTGTTTCGCGGCCGTAGGCATCACTCAGATGCAAGATTTGGGAATCCGCCTTGACTTGCTTCCCACGCTCCGCGGGATGATCGATGGAATCGTAGCGGGTCAAAACGCATGACCAACGGTCACGCATTTTTGCCGCCGTCTGGAGCCTCATCGTGGAGCCTTTGCGCCATGTGGCCTACGATGAATGCGCGCTACCCTCAAGAGTCCGAAGTTTCTGCCGTCGAGGGTAGCGCCGCACATGAAGTTGCGTGGATGATGTTCAACAAACAGCCCGTCAAAGCAGGGGATAAAATTCCTCCAAGTTCGACTGCCACTGAGGAAATGATCGAAGGGGCAGAACTACTCTGCGATACAATCCAGGCTTTGAATGCTAGCGGAATCCATCATTACGTTGAAAAATGGCTTCCCGCAAATATCATTCACGAAAAATGTTCTGGACGGCCAGATTACTGGATTTGGGATCATAACAAACAGTCAATCTCAATCATCGATTACAAATTCGGTTTTCGTTTCGTGGATGAATTTTTCAATCCTCAGGGGCTGATCTATCTCGCCGCAATCATTGAATTCCTTTCCAGTAATTGGCAGAAAACTTGGGACCAATTTCCACTCTCAACTCAAGTTAGTTTTACAATTGTTCAACCGCGTTGTTATTATCGTGGGCTCCCTGTTCGAACTCACAATTTCACAGTGTTACAAGCAGTTGAACACTTCAATCGATTGCGCGCGGCTGCTGAAGCTTCTTTGGTTGCTGAACCTCTCGCTACAACCAACCCAAATTGCATTTATTGTCCTGGCCGCCATGCGTGCTCAGCTCTCCAGCTCGCTGCGTACAGTGACGCGGAAATGTCCAACTCTCGCACGCCCCTGGAGCTTTCGCCAGTGGCCGCCGCTCTTGAGCTTCGATTCCTCATACGAGCATTCGAGCGCCTGGAGGCTCGCATAGATGGTCTGAAAGAATTGACTATCGCGAACATGAAGCGTGGGGAGCCAATCCCCTATTTCCACATTGAGCCTGGTTTCGGTCGTACAGTGTGGAAGATTCCCAACACTCAAATTATCGAAATCGGCCGGCTCTTTGGGAAGGATTTAAGTAAGCAAGAGACTGTAACCCCGAAACAGGCAATTCAAATGGGCATACCTGAAGCTGTGGTAAATGGTTCCAGCATGACTCCCACAACCGCAACCAAACTCATACCTGAAAAGTCAACCGATGCCGCAAAGGTTTTCGGTCGATAGGAGAATCAATGGCAAACGAAAAAGTGAATATCACGTCCCCGGTTGGACGTTTCGTCATGGGGAGCTTATACAAGCCCCGAACTACCGATTTTGACGGCAAACCGCTTGTTTTTAAAACCGGCAATCAAGCCGGTCAACCGCGAGTTGATTACTTTATCGCGCTCGCGATTCCCAAGACGGGCGAAGCTCATTGGGGACATACGCCGTGGGGAGCGAAAATCTGGCAAGTGGCCTGTGCTGCATTTCCGCAAGCCTCACAGCGTCCGGATTTCGCGTGGAAAATCGATGACGGTGACTCCACGATTCCCAACAAACGGAACCGCCGTCCTTGCGACAATGAGGGTTGGCGCGGTCACTGGATTCTAAAAATGTCCGGAGGTTTCGCTCCCAAGATTTACAAAGTTGAAGGCAACGCATGTGTGCAGGTTGTGGAGCCCGATTTCCTCAAGCCTGGTTATTACATGGAAGTTGCTTTTAGCGTTGACGGCAACGGCCAACAGAATAACCCCGGAATTTACCTCAATCATTCGATGGTTTGTTTCCGTGGTTTCGGTCAAGAGATTCAATTTGGCCCGAACGTGGAGGAAGCCGGTTTTGGCGCGTCCCCATTGCCCGCCGGCGCGAGCGCCGTGCCTTTGGCGTCTTCCGTGGCTCTCCCTGGTATGCCGCCGCCGGCCGCTCCGGCGCCTCCACCGATGGCCGTACAGCCCAATCCTGGTTTCCTCCAGGTTCCTCAGCCAAACCCTACGACCGTTGTACCTGGAGTACCGGCAAGTTCGCAACCCATTGTCCACGGTGCTGTGACTGCATACCCTTCTAACGTCCCACCAGCTCCGCCAATGGCTCCGGCGCCTCCGGCTGCCCCATCTTATCGTATGACGGAAAAGGCGGCCGGTGCTACTCGTGAGGCATTTCTCGCGGCCGGATGGGATGACGCCCGGCTCATCCAACAGGGTTTCATGTTGCCGTAACCAGTTTCGTCCCCTCCGTAAAGGTGGAAGAGTAGCTCAGTTAGCGAGAGCCTTTGGCGGACCCTGGCCTGTGCCACTACTCAAGGGGGCGAATTCACCAAAAAGAGGAGAAAGACAATGGGAGCGGGGATTGAATTTAACACTGACGTAGGACGGGGAATAACGACCTTTCAGGCTTTCCCGGAAGAGATTTTGCTTGATCCAGAGATGAACGGCCGGCATGAACCTACGGACGTAACGGACCTTGCGGCCGATATTGCGACCAGAGGGCAATCGACACCAGTTGTCTGTCGGAAGGATGACAAGGGGAATCCCGTCCTCGTATTCGGCCACAGGCGCTACCAAGCCGTTTGCTTGTTGAACGAACAAAACCCCGACGCGCGCCGCAAGCTGAATTTCATCTATCGCCGGTACACGGAGATAGAGGCATTCATTGAAGCGATCTCGGAGAATCGATTCCGCAAAGACGTGACGCCGATGGACGATGCAAATAACATGGAAATCCTACAGCGCCGTTTCGGGAAGACAATTGAGGATATTGTCAAAGTTTATTTTCCGGAAGCGAAGGAACCCGATGACGTAAAAGGCGCGTTGAAGTTTGTCAAGGATAGGCTCGCGCTCATCGAACTTGCGCCTGAGGCTCAGACGGCCGTTCGGGAGAAACGCATCAAGATTACGGCAGCCGTCAAGCTCTCCAAGCTGAATCGCGAGCAACAGAAAAAGCGGGTGGCTAAAGAGGGTAAAATCAAAGTCGCTGACGTAACAAAACCTCCTAAGAAAGCGAAGCCTGGCAAGATAGCGTCGGCTCTCAGGCAGATCATCGATGCTCTGTTGCAAACGGCTGATTTCGAGAGCTACGATGAGCGTAAGACCGTTTGGATTTCGGTACACGCCGAAGAACTGGTTATCCTCAAGAATTACGTCACGCCGGAAAAATGATCATTCCTCCACCGCCTGGTGGGAAGCCCGTAGCATTCTACGATACGGAAGCTTTCCCTAATTACTGGTTGCTGAAACTCCGGGTCCAAAACGGCCCGGTTTTCAGCTTCCGGTTGCACTATGGAGAGAGTTTCAGCCCGGAGCAAATCCGCGAAATCGAAACTCTCTTTTCTCTTTTCCTGGTTGTCAGCTTCAATGGAAATTACTATGACGTTCCGCTCATCTGTGCGGCGATCATGGGTTTTAAGTGCGAGCAAATCAAATGGCTCTCTGACGAAATTATCGTCAACCAGCGCAAGCCGTGGGAGTTGGGGCTTGCATCCGAATGGAAACCCGCTGACCATATCGATGTAATGCAAGTCCTACCAGGCGCCGGGAGCCAAAAACAATATGCGGGCCGCATCCACTGTAAGACAATGCGAGATTTGCCCTATGAGCCTGATACGTGGCTGACGCCGGCTCAGATTATCCATGTTGACTCCTATTGCGAAAACGACCTCACGGTTTTGGAAGACTTATACAACGCCCTGGAGCCACAGCGCGTCATGCGGGACCATCTCACTCAGCGTTACGGGATGGACCTCCGGAGCAAGTCAGACCCACAGCTTGCGGAGGCTGTTATCAAGCGCCGCTGTGAGCAAGCTATCGGCGCGCGCATTTACAACCCTGAGATAGATTGGAGCGTCAGATTTCGCTATGAGCCTCCATCCTGGTTGAGTTTCCAGGATGCCCGGCTCCGGCACGCATTCGAGCTAATCAAGGGCTCCGTCTTTATGTTGGACGGCGGAGGATATGTCAAGATGCCGCCGGCCCTGGAGGGGCTGGAAATCCCTCTTGGAGCTACCGCGTATAAATTGGGCATAGGTGGGCTCCACTCGAAAGACGAATGCGGAGTCTACAAATCGGACGATTACTTTGTCATCCGCGACGTGGACGTTGCGAGTTACTATCCGAATCTGATTCTGAACTCCGGCAAATGGCCGCCGGCGTTGGGTCAGTTATTCTTGGAAGTTTTCCGAATTATGAAGGATGAGCGCCTTGACGCAAAGGCGCGCGAGAAAGCTCTCAAGAAATCAGGCGATACAACTAGTTCTGAGTTTCAGATTGCTCACGTTGAGAATGAAGGCGGAAAGGTTATGATAAACGGCACATTCGGAAAAACCGGCTCGCCCTTCTCAATCCTCTTTGCGCCTGAAATGATGATTCAAACCACGGTCACGGGTCAACTTTCTTTGCTGATGTTGATTGAGTGGTTTGAAATCCAGGGTATCCAAGTTATCTCCGCGAACACTGACGGAGTGGTCATTCGTTGTCCACGGAACAAAATTGATGTTGCTGATTCAATCGTCAAGTATTGGGAGAAAGTCTCCGGGCTCGAAATGGAGTCAACTGAATACAAAGCCATCTACGCGCGAGACGTGAATAACTATTACGCAATCAAGATGGACGGGGAAGTTAAACGTAAAGGGGAATACAGCACGGCTGGACTCATCGAAAAGAAAAACCCTGACGTTGAGATTTGTTCCGATGCCGTAGCTGAATTTCTTAGCAAAGGAACGCCGATTTTATACACGATTGCGGCTTGCCGTGATATTAGAAAATTCATCACGATTCAAAAGGTATCCGGCGGAGCCGTGAAGCTATGGGGGGAGGGACCACGTAAAGGAACCTTAGTAAGAGATATGGCATCAACCCTGGAAGCTAACGGTTGGAGAAAGAATGGCCGCAAATGGGAGCGCGGCGGAATCCTCACGGACCCAACCAGCGCCTATGAATTATGTTTTCAGCCACAAATGCCGGAAATCTTGGGGAAGGTTGTGCGCTGGTATTATGGCACGCGCTCGCCTGGTCCTATCGTTTACAACAGTAACGGCAACACGGTTTCACTTAGCTACGGGGCTCAACCTTGCATGGTGTTACCGGATGAATTCCCATCGGATATTGATTATCAATGGTATTTGGAGAACTGTTCTAAAATCCTGAAAGACGTGGGTTATTACAATGCTCAGTTTTGAAGAACGTTTTCGAGCGAAGTATTCCCATTGCAGACTTGAAATTGAGTCGCTCTCCAGTTGCATGGACCGATTCCATGTATATGTCGGCAATCTTCATGTTGCGGATTCCGGCGAGCGCGAGCTTGCTTTTCGATGGGCTCTCCAAGATATCAAATCGGGAGCGATTAAGATTCCTGATTCGATTGAACAAATCAGATTATTTCCGGTGGAATTATGACTTTTGATCAACGTTTAGGACTCCGGATATTGGAATCCAGGCAAGCCCGAAAAATGACGGCTCTACAACTTGCAGCGCTCGCCGGCGTACATCGAAATACAATTTCTCGCATTGAAGCCGGCGAATGCCAACCGTTGCTTGAAAACCTTTGGAGAATTTGCCGCGTCTTAGGTATCTCACTTGATTCACTTTTTGACGAACCAAAACCGGCCGTCGACGTGCAACTCACGTTCGTATGGCCACGGAGGGGATATGGAAAGAGCAAGTTGTCAGGCGAGAGAAATAGGGGATCAATACATTTGCCAATCGTGCGGTTTGGCATGGGATTGCAACGACCAGGAGCCGCCAGCATGCCTTCCGCATCCTTCCAGAAGGCCCATAACGCCGCCGGCGCCCGTGTTAGCGTCCAAACCCTTACCCTTGCCTCGGAACGCGCTGCACGAGCCCATAGCGCCGCGCGGCGCTATCCTCCAGCCCGCGAACAAATGCTCAACGTGCGGGACAGAGCTACTTCCGCATGAAATTACGATTTTCAAGAGTGGTCAACTTAAAGGACCGCCGCAATGCGCCCCATGTTATAGAAATAGTCATTAAACGCAACCGGCGCCTCAGAGCGCCTATTTTAGATAATCTGTGAGGCTCCGGAGCCTCTCTGAGATGGTGTCCGCTCTACGGGGCGATATCGGGCTTTTCACCTTCAAGAATTTTCATATCGGCTTGAATGTCAACATCGGCCGTTTTTGCCAGCTTACCCCCGTCTGCAAAAAGCCTAATAATCGCGGGTCCGTCCGTAACCAGCGCAGCAAGTACGCCGGCATCCGCCGCAAGATTGACGCCTTCATTAGCAACCGCGAGCGCGATTGCAGCTCCAAGTGTCTTACATTGGAGTAAATCAGACACCACATCTCCGGATTCGGCCGCAAGCGTGGGGAATTGTTCTTTCAGTTCATCCGCAACCTGGAGTCCGCGGCGCACAGTGGCCATTGCACCGCCGATAACGTCATGCTCGCCAATGTGTAACCAGTGGCCGAGATGCTCCAGACCATCGGCCACTGGGTTTTCGCTGAAAGTTGGATTCTGAAGTGTCATGATCTGCCCGGTTCCGGTTAGATTGTCGCGCCCAAATCTTCTGCGACCGCTTCGCCGCCCGTTACAACCGCTTCGCCTTCCGGTACGAGAACTTCGATATCCGTGATTTCGACGGCGGTAAGCCCGTTCGCTTTGGCAGTCGTTACCGCATTTTCAATGCCGTTGACAAAATTGTGAACGGCCGTTAGTTCTGTCGGCACGTCCGTAAGCAGCTTTCCGAAATTTGCCATTGTGAAACCTTCCTTTTTGAGAGTTGCATCCGGAATGATCCGAACACTTGCGATAATAATACGCCGTAAGCGTGGCGCGTCAACGGAGATTATTTTTAATCCCCATTTGCACCATGAGGTAAGGTACGGTCGTACATCGCTCGAGCGGCCGCATACCCTTCCTTCCAAGCTTTCAGCTCTCTGATATCGAGAGCATTCTTCGTAATGTCGCGCGTATGTTCTTCGAATTGAGTATCGTGATTGTCCAATCGTTTGCCGTGGTTGCTCTGAGTTGACCACAAAACGCCAGCAAAGAAAATACAGGTAATGATTGAAACAATTGTTGGTCCCCACGCTGCCCAGTCCATTATTAACCTCCGAGGTATTCAGCTTGAGCATAAACTAAATTTTCATTACTTCCCACTTGTCCCACTAGATTTGATCCAGCAGGAATATTGACGTATACCTCCAGGTAATCTCCGATAGCACAATAAATGATCACATCGAAAGGAAAACTTAAAGAAACACTGCTCACTTGAGGAAATTGAATTGACTGCTTTCCTTGCGAGCCGTTTTTCCAAACTTGCGATGCATACAAACCAGGCTGAGGGGAAGGATAATAAACCGCTCCTGAAATTCGATAGGCTCCGGCCCATTTTGCAACGAAACCTCCCGTGCCTCCAATTCCGGCCGTTTGGTTCCAAAGGTTAAAAGCGTCAAATTCAACGGTATTGAAATTAACCTTTTGTAAGTTACTTCCCAATGTTTGCTGAGCGGAAGAATACACGCTCGCAAATGCTCGATCTGGAACCCAACCAACTCCCCCGGTATCTGGATTGTTGCTGTTGTTGTCAATGATACTGGTCCAAAAACCTGTACCGGCCGCGTTCAAAAGCCGGGCTCCCTTGGGATAGCCCCCCACGGCCGCGGCAAAAACGGAATCGAATTGAAAAGTAGCGCCGGCGCTCATCCACCAGTCAATCGCGGTTGCTTCATTCAGAATTCCATTCATATCCAAGCCGCTCATCACAACCCCACCGGGAAGCGGAGTCATTGTCAGCGGAGGAAAACCATCATTGTAAGACGCGGCTCCAGGCGTGATGCCAGTTTGTGAAGGCACGGGAATTGTGCGCTTGCCTCCGTAGCCTCCGGACGGAGCCGCGTTGATTGCGAATGCCTCAACAATTTTGTTTGGCGCGCTCGATAATTGCATTAAACCCCCTCGAAAAAAATCCCGTTGCCCATTGTTGTCACAAAAGGTTCTTGCCCGGCGAATCCCACATACGGTCCAACCAGCTCCACAACGTTTATCAGCACACCAGACGGCCGCAAAAAGATTCCGGACGTTTCCAGAATCAAAAGCTGTGTGGCTGTGAGAGCGAACTCGAATTGATATAGCGCGGTCATGTTCCCCGTGTCAACCACATAGGCGCGCACGTTATCGCCGCCCAACCAGTTTTGTAAGAGCTGGTTTATTGCCGGAGCTGACGAAATGGAGATATTCGCAAGAGCCTTGAGCAAAACGAGAGATTGCAAATCCGAGTTGCTGAAATCATCCGGGAGACTGTTTAGAAAGCTCTGAGAGAGCCCGACAATCCGGCTCCAGATTTGCAGCCCATAGAGAGTAATATCCGGGCTGGTTACGTTGAAAATCGTATCGTAAAAATTGTCTATGTCCGCGTGCGGAGAGATGTTCTCATTCATGCCCTGAATCAAGGCAAGTATAGTGGGGCTGTTACCGAATTGAGAAATTACGGTTTGCTCAACGTTCCGCATGATTACACCAGAGTAACAGTGATATTACTGGAGCTGATGGTCGGAGTTTGATCGATGCCGACCTGAACCTCCGTAGAGCTTCCCGGCCCACTAGTCCCTATCTGAATACTCAACAGGGTTACATTCGGCCCTATGGATGCCACTGGTGCGTAATACTGAGCCGCTAGGACTGTAGAGCCGATGCGAGCGCGAGCGTTGCCGTTTTGCCCGTTGAATTGAGCAATGATAGCGTTCTGTATCAGGGTTACGATGTTTGAAGGCAAGCCTGGAGTGTTTGCGATTTGGACGTTGAAGAAAATCGGGAGCGCACCAGGACGAATGAAACTCACCTTGTATGTGGGTTGAGGGAAGTTATATCCACTGGTGTCAGTCACTGTCTGTGTGCTGACGCTACCCTGACCAGGTACAGGGCTCCCCCCGACTGGATATGCCGCGTAGTTACATCCAACGTCTTTCTTGCCCCAAATCGCTTGCGCAATCGTCAAATCATCTCCGCCAACCACCGCAACATAAAGCGAATGCGGCGCGAGCGGATAATTAGTTGGGTTAACAATTCCAGTCAGCAAGGGATTCGCGCTATCGGTTGTGCCGTAGGGATTGTCAATGACAAAGCAATCCAGGACGTTTGCAATTTCAAACACGTTCCCGTAAATCGCCGGGCATGTACCATTGCTGTTGATGGCTACTGAATTTTGCCGGCGAAACTCGAAATCCGCCCGGCTTTCCACTACATTCCCAAGCGTACCCGCAGCCGGGTTGTTGATTGTGCTCCAACCGGTAATGGCCTGAAAAACCTGAGTCAGCGTGTCAGGCGCGCAAGGAATCGGACCCGTCACAATATTTTGCCATGAACTTGAGACAGTCGAGCCCGAACTGATAGTGACCGTTCCGAGCAAAACGTATTTATTACCGCTGGTATCGAGCGCGAATGTACCAGCCGGAATGACGGTTCCGGGCAAGCCTCCAAGCGTGCAAGTTACGGCCGTGGCAACAGCCGGCTTGCGGGTCAGAAAGTAAATTCGTGCTAGTCCATCCTGCCAACGGCCGTCTGCATATTGCGGATCAAATTGATTGACCATCTCCGCAATTTCCGCGTCTTTCGCCGCGATGATTGCAGCCTGAGAGCTTGCAAGCTGACCCTGTGGGGTATTCAGAGCGGGATTCAATCCGCCGCCGAAAGCCGCGTTAAAATCGGTTTGCGTGCCGGCAAGAATTGCCGCCTCTGTGGGGATAACCGGCCCGGCTTCCGTAAACTCGATTTGTGGAACCGCTGTGCTCATCTCTCGCCGCCTTTATCATTACACTGTTTGCGATGTTGCTTTTGATGACTCCCACAAACGAAACAACCACAAAAATTACAGCGGTATGAAGTTTGGTCAGTACAGGAATAGCTTTGCCCCGCGATACGTGAATTTTCTTCACAATGGCCCCATACGTTTCCTTTGTTAATTCGGAAACCGTCAGCCAATCGTTTTGCTATTCCTGCCTTCATCTCTCGCCCCCTAGAAGTTGATGATCGTGGTTACGCTGCTCGCATCCACGAATTGAATTTGACCGCCAACATTTCTCTCGCTGAATGACTGAACGAAAGTCTGAACCGCTACCACTCCAGGAACCGTTAACGCGGTTTGATTAATAATCTCCGTCAACAACGCCGCAGGGGGAAGTTTACCTAAGATTTCCTGCCAATATGGAATTCCGATGACAGTTGAATACCAGACCTCTCCTAAAAACGTCCGAACGGCGCTCGCCACGTCCTGAGCAAGCGAATAAGGCGGAGACGCCATTGCGATATTACCGTTTGCGTCCAATACCAAATCCCACGCTGTTTGATCCAACAACAGCGTATCGTACAGCATTACTCCGTCAATGGTCACGCTCATGGTAGAGGCTCGCTTGTTGGGCTCCCTGGAGATTCACTGGTATGTTTGTGCATCACCAGACTGATGTTGCTGGAGCCCGCTTGCACGTCAGTGTCACTTGTCATCATACCGCCGGTTTGAGTCACCGGCCCTTGCAAATTGATTTGAGGGGCATTGAGAGTAATCGCTGTGGGAGAAACAATCGTGATACCGCCAGAACCAAATTGAATGTATTGTTCCGGAATTCCGTTTAGTAAGCCGCCCAAATAAAGCCCATCTGAATAATCGAACACTCGCGCGCTCGCGGGGTTGGCTTGCGCCTGTGTGCTCTTGACGTTTGAAATATCTTTGCTCGCGAAAATACAAATGCCTATATCACCCTCTTGAGGGTCAAGAATTACAGCGTTCGCGCCGCCCTGGAGCCGCAAATAAGGAACGTTAAAAATCGTTGTGTGTGGCTGAGCTGTGCCGTCTCCGTTTATCTGGTTGACCAGAGGAACCACATCCACAAAACCGAATGGCGAAACGCCCCCCTCATTCGTGCAAGACTTCACTTGCACCAGGGTTGCCGTTTGGACCTTGCCCAATAATTGCTGAATGACAAACGAAACTTGATTGAATTTGCCCCATGTTGACCAGGGTTTCAGGGCTCCAAGCAATGTAGGGGGAGAACTCATTTACTTACCGCCAATCCAGTTGCATTCGCTCGAATCGTCATAAACCAGGCACCGTTGTATTTTTCACTTTCCAGTTTCAACGCCACGCTGGTAACAATCCATGTGCCGGCCGCTTGCGGAATACTGGTATCGAGCGTAATTGCTCCACCAAATATAACAGCCGGATTGAATAGAGCGTCAAAATGCACGCCGGTACTATCGAACGTTGGATACCCCTTGAGCCCTGTATCTCGCGAGATGAGGGGGACTGAGTTAGTCTTTCGCGGAGTGTACGCCGGCGTAATAGCCAACACGCCGGCATCGATATACAACCAGCATCCGGCCGCATTCGCGAGCGTCTTAGCTTGCTCTAGTGCCGTGTTGGGGAGATATTGATTCGAGAGCTGAGCTGTCACGCCGTTGTTTTCAAACGTGAGCCCCATTTGATTAGCAATCTGACTCATCGCGGTTGCTACATCAATTTGCCCTTTGTAGCTCCGCGGAATGGCCGTGCTCATCTGAGCCGCGTAAGTGGATTGCGCTTGAATCTCCAGGAACACATCCGGCATGTTCTGATAATTACCCCACGCTATGACTATGTTCCCTGTGAAAACTACTGTCTCCTGATTACCGTCAATCGCAAAAACTTGAATGGTGTTAAAAATAGCTTGCTTACCCGGCTGAAAAGGATAAGTTACGCAAGCATTCATGTTGGACTGATTCACGCCCCAAATCTGAGCCCTGAGAGTTCCCATTTGTGAGCCGCCAGCTTTGTCAATACTTACAGACGCACGAAAACCCTCCAGCGTAATTTGATTGCCGGCTCCGCCGAAATTCCCATTACCCAACGTAATGATGAATTTCAGTTGTTTCTCATTGTCAAAACTACTCATTCGTAGTAAACCGTAAAAGTGGTTCCTGTTGTGAAATTCCCGCTACCCAAAGTGAAAGTTAGGCTTGTTACAGCGGCGGTCGAATTCCAGGTACTTGAATCCGCATTGAATTGGGGACCAAAACTGTTGATTGAGGATGCTGTGGATACGATGATTTTCTTAAAAAAAGTTGATGAGTAGTTACCGATATAACAGTTTCCTGTTCCCTCGAAACCAGTAGAGAAAGAGCTTACAATTCCACAAACTGCGGCCCCAGATGAGTTTGTGTAAGTTTCAGCCGCGCCGCTTCCGGTCATGTAAATTCCACTGGCCGTATAATCGCTTCCCGTGCTATCGCCGTTCAATTGAATAATGACCGTTCCTGGTGATCCTGCTGAAGTTTGCCCGGTAACGACTATGCGAAGATTCGTAGCCGTCTGAGGAATTGACGAGATCGTTATGCTCGAAACGGGAGTTGAAACAACTGTCTGTAAAAAAGAAACTCCACTAGAGGGAGTGTACTGAGGAACATTCAAAACGTTACTGATCAACGTGGCTGGTCCACTTGTACCCGTGGTCGTGAGAGTCAACCCTGAAGAACTTCCGTTTGAGGCGACTGTTATGCAACCGGCCGAATTAACCGTTAAATTCGTGTTCGTATAACTTCCCGCTGAGACTCCTGAGCATCCTCCGGCCCCTACAGTTCCGTTCTGAATGATGTACCAGTAAGTTCCGTCAGTGAACATCGGAATATCAGTATTTGCCGGAATAGAGGTTGTCGGATTAAGGGTAGCCGTCCATCCTGAATTGCTTGGAATTAATACCGGCCATGCTCCGGAGCCATTGACGTTGACAGTAAAACTTGATAATGAATTTGAAACTGTTGTGTGGTAAAGAATGAAAATCCCATTACCCGAAGTGAACCCAAAACCGTCCTGTGTTGAGCAGGAACCGGCAGTAGTGGAACCCGATGTATCGTTGCACTCCCTCCAATTAGCCGCCGCGAGAGTTAGAGAGGTTTGTAAGTTTTGATCTAAAACAGCGTTTGAATATAAGGGACTGGAAAGGATTGGAGTGGCATCTGTTACTTTAGATTCCGGAATAGTTCCATCGTGACTGACCAAAAAAGTGTTACCTTGCGCGCCGCCTCCGCTAGGAAAATGAAATAGGGAGATGAGAGTTGAACTTCCATCCCAAAAAGTATCTCCGTATCCAACATTTGTCGTCCCGTAAACAAGATATGCATATGGGTAGTTTGTTACTTCAATCAAATTACCCCCGAAGACGTTTGATTGAGCCTGAGAATAACCGCTGAAACCTATTTGAATTGCTCCACTCGAAGAGGTTCCACCGCACGTTGCGGACCAGGTATTATTTTTCACAGTAACAGCATTAGCAGAATTGTTGAACTGAACACCTCGCCGAATTTTGTCGAAAAAATTATGATCGATATTGCTCCCGTATCCTGAAAACGCACTGTTCACCGTCAATGTAAGTGGCGTTGCGTAAACCGCTGTACCTCCAAGAATGATTGCGTCGTTACAGGCACTCGTCCCCGAAGCTGTTCCGCTAAACAGATTGTCATGAATTTTTATGCTGGTATTTGTTGTGTAAATGAACGGAGAGCAATCGGAGCCCTTATCAAGCAAAGCAATGTGATCGATTTCCAAACTACCAATTGCGAGTGTCAGAATCTTCGCTGTGGATGCGCTATATCTCATATCGAGAGCGCTCGGGGAATTGAAAATGCTAAGAGTAAATGACCCATCAGCGCTTCCACCGGCCCCTGTAATACGAATCGATGCTTGATGAGGATTTGTACTCGCTCCATTGTTAGGTATATTGATTTGCCCAGAAATAAGGCAAGTTCCACTAACGACAACCGTACCTCCGCCCGCCGTTTGAATTGCGGAAAGTAAACTATTAAAAGCGGAAGTATCATCAGTCGAATCGTTACATGCAGCTCCATTCGAACCGGCTTGAAAAAGGTATTGAGTGGAAGGGTCACTTCCGCCGCCAGTGATTGAAACTTGGCTTTGAGCCGTGACTAAACCTTTTCCATTCGTGGTCACTTGACAAACGTGCGTTGCGTCTCCGCATGTTCCCGAACTGCTATTGACAGTAGCAAGAATCGCTGATGTACAGGAACCACCGGAGCCGGCCGTTACATCTCCACTTAAACATGAGAGCCCGGTTGGAGATGCTGGTGTATTGAAAATCGTGCGACTGTCAACAATACAAGGATAGGTTCCGGCTGGCGAAGATGTACCATTGTTATTGCAATTTGCCGTAATAGCGGAAGCGCCGGCCGTCACCGTGGCAACTGGAATATCAGAGGTCCCAAAAGAGGAAGTTTTGACTGCTGGTACGCAGCTAGCGGAAGTATTGAGATAGACGTAATTAACCACACTCGCGGTCATGCTCAACGTTCCGCCGGCATAAGTTTCAATCGTGCCGGAACAATTCGCCGTACCTGGTCCAACATTCAGCACCAGCCCGGAGCCCGCCGTTGGACGATAGCCCGGAGAAACGCCGTTGTTGTAAGCGGAGTTGACAGAGACAATCGGCGCGAGCGTACTCTGTGGATTCTGAGCGAAAGCAACTCCGGCGCCCATTAACAGCCACAGCGCGAGATACAGGCGAATGAGTCTTGACATTGTTCCCCCCTATACGTAAACCAAAATTTTTGCGATGCATCCGGAATCTGAGGCTTGAAGGTAAACGTTCGTTGTGTCAAACGCTGGAGACTGAGCACGAATGATGCCGTCTGAAAGCATCAGGATTTCAATTCGAGACGGCACGGCTGACAATCCGTGAGCCACGCTGAATGGTCCTGGAACCGTTGATGTGGGCTGGAGAGTAGTTGCCGGTCCCGCAAGGTTCAAAGCATCCTCTACGGGCGCATACACGTTAAGAGTGGCTGTGACGCCAATGTCTGAAGCGTCAAGATAAACATTCGTATCATCCCAAGCCGGGTCTTGAAAAAATAGATATCCATCCGATGTGGAGAGCATTTCCACCAGGGGAGGAACCGCCCCAAGCGTATGAGGTACGCTGAACGGCCCTGGAGCCGTACTAGTGACTAGCAGAGTCTTTGCCGGCGCTTGGAGTATCAGACCTTGCGCGGCGGCCGTATAAACCAGAACGGTTGCCG